TGCCTCAGCCTTCCGTAGATCTGCCAGAACGGCTAAGAAATAAGGATCAGACGGTTTGTTCGTCGATCTCTTCTTCTTCTTCCTCTTCCTCTTCTTCGTCCTCTTCGTCGTCATCTTCCTCATGCGCCTGGAACAGGGCGTCCATAGTGGAGGAGAAGAGGCTTCCCAAGGTGAACTCGTTGATGTTCGAAGCCTTGGCGACGAGGAACGCAACCGAGAAAAGTGAGTTCAGTGCATCAACTGGCTCTGAGCCACCGATTGCTTCAAGTATCTGATCTTTCATAACAAACTCCGTTAAGGTGCGGGGATTAGGGAACCTTCGAAAAGGTAGCTGCCGTAATGTCCCAGGCGTACCCAGGGTGCGGCATAGATGTTATACCCCTGCTTTCTTGCAATTGTGCAAAACGCAAAGTCCTCCGAGAGCAGTCTTGAATTCTCGACCATGACGGGGAAGAACTCGTGCATAAGGTCTGGCTTGAACGTGCCTGCCGTGTCCAGCACATCGTTGTGATAGGTGGCTACAAACGGTTTCAGGCCAACGAATACGTCACGCTTGATAAGCATGAACCCAGTACCACCGTTAACGATCTCTAGCGGCTCATTCTGCGGGACTATGACCTCTCCTTCCTGACCTACCAAGTTAACCACCATCGCACCCGTGTGGTTCTTGAGCTGGTCCACCGGAACACCAGCAGCGGCTGACAGTGCTACCTGCTGCCAGTTGATCTCCTTCTTGGGATACAACCCGCAGATGATGTCCTTGTCTGCTGCAACCATTGACAGGATGTCGTTGGCATCAAACCTAATGTCTGCGTCGATGAACATCAGGTGAGTGCAGTCTGTCTTCAAGAACTGGTGTGCTAGACCGTTCCTGGCTCGCTGGATCAGGCTCTCGTTGAACATGAAGCTGCAAGAGACTTCAACCTCTGCCTGCTTGGCAATAGCAACCAGCGATAGCATTGATTGCAGGTAGAATCCTGTGCACATCCCACCGTACATAGGACTCGCTATAAACAAACTAGGTTTAGACATGTGCCCACCGTTTCTTGAGTTTGATTGCTGATATTAAAGATTTGGATACGTTAAAAATCTTGCCTATAAACGAATTTGTGCCTTCCATTGTGAGTATTTGGTTAACCTGTTCCTCGGTCAGTTTCGAACATCCACTCTTCTCTCCTCGTGTGCTGCGCCCTTTCTTCTTCATGTCTTGAAGATTTTGTTTTTGAGTGCCAACAAACAAATGGTTTGGATTGACGCAAGACACGTTGTCACAGGTGTGGCAGACGTACATTCCTTGTGGGATCGGGCCTACGAATGCCTCGTAAGACGCCCTGTGTGCGTATAGTTTTTTTGACTTGTGTTCAATTTGACCGTACCCGACAGAATTTGTTGTACCCATCCATACCCAACAACCTCCCTCCGGGATACGCTCTACTTTGTTCTCTATGCGTTCCTTGGCTACAAATAGACTAGTCACGATATATCCTCGATTCTCATTACATATTTACCAGCGGAGTTCTTCCGCCACCCGTGTACTTCTATCCTGATCCCTGCTTCCCTGACCGGCCCTACCGTTTCAGATGCAGTGATCTTTTTGATACGGTCTGACACTCCAGATGCAGTGACCTGGACTGCCAAAACCTCGTTCTTGCGAATAGCCAAGATATCGCACCAACCCCAGAGATCCTGCCGTATCCGAGCGTGTGGATTCCACTTCTCGACTATGGCGCAGAGATAGCCTTGCTCACGCAGGTACTCTAAAGACCTCTGGGTAGGAGTCATCAGAACGGTACGTCGCTATCGTCATCCACCGGCTTCTTGAACGTCCCGCCATAAGGCTTGTATGAAGCAGGCACTTCCTTGGGAGAATTATCTGTTAGCTCCTTGTCTTTGAAGTAGGTATTTTCTTTGACAGTGAAGTACTCTTTCCCGTTCCTAGCCATAGACTTCCAGATAGATAGTTTGAGGGTTTGACCTTCGGTATACGATCTGGTGAGAACTAAATCACCATCCCAGTCTGGAGAATTAGGGTTCTTCTTTTGGGAGGGATCTTTCGAGAAAAGAATTGTTTTGCCGGGGGTCACTGGATATTCTTTTTTGTCGTAGCTCATTAAAACCTCTGATGTTGATCTGACCTATACGATGGAAACCGCTCACAGTTCCTCTGATATCTCCGGGTCTGACGGTTCCCGTATTGCGTTTGGGAGGTTCGATCCCTCCCCGATAAGAGCAGCCTTGAGCTGAACCTTAGACAGAGCAGGCAAGGAATCTATTTGCTTGCTGTTGGCCGTAAGCAGACTGGTGATCTTCTGCTTCTTTTCCTCTTCAGTGAATTTAGAGGAGTTGGTTATCTTCGCAACCATAGACCTAATGCCTTCCAAGTAGCCGGGGAAATCGGCGTAACCTTGGTAGACAGTGCCGTCTGAGAGAAAGAGTGAAAAGGGATGGTCAGGCTTCTGCGCTTCTGCAGAATCGTTTGCAGAAGGTTCTACAAAGACTGCAGAACCCATGTCCTTGACCTGTGGTTGTGTAGGTATGTCCTGAACTTCCTCAGGTGTGTAGACGCCCAGCACAACGCCTGGGAAGACCGTCCTGATACCTTCCGATACAACCCTTGCTCGCATCATGGCGCGTGGATATGCTTTCCAGTTGTCTTTGTCAGCCAACTTTGCTGACCTCGCCATCTCGATGGTCCAGGTGATCTTTGCCGATCCACCGGATGGATGACTAAAAGTGGCAGTCACCTCTTCGTTGGTGAGCACGTTCCACTCGACCTTGCCCCCCTGCTGCTGAAACCGCGCCATCATGGTTTCTGCCTTCAAGGTTGGCCTACCTTGAATGATGTGATAGTCACGCGCTGCTAACGCGGGGTGATAGCCTTCAGCCTGGGCGATCAACATCAGAGCAGTTGCCTGCTCTACTGTCTTCATCCCAAATAGTTGTGATTTAACGACAGCATTCGCCATCGTCTGGATTTGATCAACGGTGATTAACTGGCTCATGTTCAAGTCCCTCTAACATAAGATTGGCATATTCAGAAGCTGAGTCCCTGATCATCTGTTTAGATTGATGATGATAGGGATTCTCTCGTTTGATGATAAATGCGGCCATCGCAAGTGCTCTATACAAGTGCCACACATCATCGTCATTAACTGACTCTTCATTCATTTGATAAGGAACCTTCTAGATCCGGGAACCTCCCGGACAAACTGATCGTACATCTGAGGATAGGCTTCCTTGAAAGCAGTGGCATCAAACTTCCTGCTGCCTTTAGCAGACTTCCAAGTTGCCAACACACTACCATCAACAGCCGTTAGAACGTCCCTGTCGCGCATGAAACGCATCACTGCGAGCTTGTGCTGCTCCTCTGCGTCTTCGATGCTCTTACGCTGTTCTGTAAGGCTAGAAAGCCTAGCAAGGATAGATTCAAGTTCAGCATTAGCAGTAGCTACAGATGCTTCAGAAGTCGGAAATAGCAACCTTGCCTGTTCGATAGTCTCAGGCTCTGGCTCAGTGTTAGATGCCACATAGCTCCACCACTTAGCAGCCCACTTAACGTGGTCAAGCATCATGTCAGGAGTGACATCGACAGGAATTACTTGTAGCTCCTGGCCTCCTAGCAGGACAGCCAGATACACCTTGCTAATCCCGTGGACTGTAGCCTCATGGATACACTGCACTCTGTCGGCATCTGGCATGATCCCGGACTCATCGAACTTCTTGCGCTGACTACCGTTGTAGTTCTTGGCCTCGACCAGGAAAGAACCATCAGCAGCAATGAAGTCAAAGTGAGAACGCAACCAAGGTTCTTTCGGATGTGACATCGCATAGTCAGCGTCCTTCAGCTCGACCTGCAATCGCTCCTGCACCAGTCGACCAATGACTGGCTGCATGACGTGACCCATCTTGACGTTCTCCTTATCGGAGATGTCTTCAGGAATGATCTTGCCTTGCTTAACGAGGATAGCCTCTGCTGCACGGCCATTAGCGGCCATACGGCTATCACCAGACCACCACGCACTGTTACGGATTTCTGGGCTAAATTCATCCACGATTGATCTTCTCCATATTATATTGGATAGTTTGAGCAAAAAAACGAAGTTGCTGATAATTAAAATCCTGTGGACCCCGAAACATCTTCGCAATGATAACGTCCACCTGCTTCTCTGGGAGAGGAGTAAGACGAGGTAGGACAACATACAGAGGTTCTGCGTTGTCCTTAGTCTTCTTGAGAGAGTACCTCCAATGGACGTATCCTTTGAGACCAGGAATCCCCCACCTCCACGCAACAGGTTCACTCATCGGTGTGCACCTCGATAGGATCAAAGAAGGCAGCAGGCAAGCCACACTTACCTTCGGAGAACATCCGTTGGTTGTAGGCGTAGGAATAGATTTTGGAGCCAGAGACGGGATGGATGGTGAAGAACGCACCACACCGAGCTAGAGCGTACTCGGGATCGCCCTCACGGGGCATGAGATGTTTGCACTGGATACACAGTTTCATAGATCACCTATAGATAAGATTAACGAGAGAGACTGAACTAGATCACAGATAAAACAGTATGTCAACTGTCTGTTCTCTTGTCACATATTTCAGACAAAAGAACCTCCAAGGTGGTATGACCAACCACCCCACCCGCAGGGTCACTCTTCGAACTCTGCCAGTGCTCGCTTGACGCCAGATTCATTCACACTGGACCTGAGACCACCCAGGAGGGCTAGTGCTTTTGCAGTCGCTCTGGAACGCTGCGCGGCCTGCGAGGGATGGTAAGCCTCAGCCGATGTTTCCTTCCCTGCGGCCCATCTAGGCCCACTTCTGCGCGAGGAGTGCGGTCATGGTCTGCAAAAAAAAACCCCTTACTGCTGCGCCGGTCGTACCCTCGTATAGAGGCGACGCATGAGTAAGGAGTCTTCTAGTTGCGTACGACCACAACAGGGTAAACCCTAACACAAAA